CCCGTGACTGTTCCGCCGCCGCCAATCGTCACGGTTCCTTGAAGAATATAAGTGTTGCCATTCGTATCTTGCGCGAGCGTTCCGGCCGGGATAACGCTCGTTGCAACTCCGCCTAGCGTACAAGCAACAACCGTGGATTCCGCTCCTTTGCGATCCAAGAAATAGATTTGTGCGAGCCCATCCTGCCAACGACCCGAAGCATATTGCGGATCAAATTCATTGACCATGTATGCAATTTCAGAATTTTTCTCTGCGATAATTGCGGTCGTACTCGACGCAAGTTGACCTTGAGGAGTATTCAAAGCGGGATTGAGTCCGCCCCCAAATGCGGAATCGTAATCGGATTGTACGCCAGCAAGAATTGCAGCTTCCGTGGGAAGAACTACACCGGCGTCTGTAAAGACAATAGGCGGAACTGCGCTCATCAGAATGTCACCGTAGTTGCTTGATTATCACTATCAACAAAGGTTACTTGACCGGTCACACTTCGCGCAGTAAACGAGTTGATAACACATTGTGCGGATACGACGCCGGGAACGGTCAAAGCTGCATTAATCATCAATTGAATGATGAGCGAAGAGGGCGGGAGCTGTCCTAAAACCTGCTCGAAATAATTTACGCCAAGCGTTGTATCGTAATAGACTTCTCCCAAAAAGGTCTTAATCGCGCTCCCTACATCTTGCGCAAGCGAATATGGATTCGATGCAACGGCGATATTGCCCGATGTATCGAGTACCAAATCCGATGCGAGTTGATCGAGCAAAAGAGTATTCATGGTATTGGCGCGCTTGTCGGACTCCCCGGAGCTTCGCTTGTATGCGTATGCGTTTGCAGACTAATTCCCGCTCCAATTATATCATCGGTTGCGTTTATTCCCTGCGACACTTGAACTTGACCGTTTATGTCAATTTCTGGAGCCGTCAAAGTAATTTTGGTTGGAGAGTTGATCTCGATTCCCGTTGTGCTGAAACAGACAAATTGCTGCGGCGTTCCGTTTAAAACTCCGCCCAAATAAAGCCCGTCCGCAAAATCGTACATGCGACCAGAGCCGGGATTTGCTTGAGCTTTGGTACTCTTCACTTTGCTGATATCGCGGCTCGTGAAAACTGCAATGCCAATATCCCCCACTTGCGGATCAATGATGATCGCATTTGTCCCGCCTTGGATACGCAAATAGGGAATGTTGTAAATCGTAACGTGTGGAGTCGGATTCCCGTTCCCATCCACTTGATTGACGAGCGGCATGATATCCACAAAGCCGACTGGTTCGACTTCGCCGGCATTTGTGACCGCCATAATCTGCACGAGCGTTGCCGTTTGGACTTTTGCGATTGCCTGCGAGATCGCAAAGTAAATGCGATTGTATTCGCTCCAGACTGCATTTTGCTGGAATGTAGGTCCAAGACTAACTGTTGATGGCGAGCCCACTTTGATTCCCCCTTACCGTCGAAAACCAAGGTCCACCCGGATCTTGCGCCGCGAGATCATGATTGATCGACGCAACCTTCCATTGACCCGCGGCACGAGGAATGCTCGTAACGAGTTTGATTGCTCCGCCAAAGGTAATCGATGGATTGAAAAATGTACGAAAATTAACTCCGACTCCGTCAAAAGTTGGATATCCGATAAGTCCGCTCGACGGGGATATCTCTGGAATTTGTCCATCACGCGGTTGTCCCTTCGGGCATATTGCAAGATTCTGGCCATCTAAGTACATATCAATGTTTGCTTGCTGTACAACTGCTTGCGCTTGATCGGGAGCCGTACCGGGAAGATATGGATTAATGAGTGACTTAGTAACTCCGTTGTTTTGGAATGCAACTCCGATAGTATCTGCAATCTTTTGCATGACCGTCGAAACTGGTATAGAACCCGGATAACTCAACGGTGAAGTAGGGGTAAGTTTTGCAACCCATGTCGAATTGGCTTGTATCTCCAAGAATACATCGGGAGCAGAATTGTAATTGCCAAACGCATTGATAATATTTCCAACAAATACGAGAGTTTTTTGTGTTCCATCGATCGCATACACTTGAATGACATTGCGTAAAAAACCTTGATTTTGATACTGAAGAGTCGTAGCTTGATTCATATCACTTTGACTCACTCCGTAAATCTGTGCATGCAAAGTTCCGTACATTTGACCACCGGCATTCTCAATGTGAGCGCGTGCGCGAAATCCTTCAAGCTGGATTTGATTGTTATTACTTGAACCGAACGTGCCGGTTCCAAGAGTGATGACGAAGAGCAGGTTTTTCGGATTATCAAAGCTCGTCATATTCTTAAACTTTTTCTATTGACAATTCCGTCAATATGGGATTTAATCGTCGTATGGACAAAGTAGCTCATGTTTGGAATCCTTCAAAAGGGAGAAGTCCTATGGAAATCATAATTTTGCAAAGTATTTCATTGATTTGCGTTCTTCTAGCATTTGTTTTTGGGTATTATGTGCGAGGGCGCTCTTAGAGTTAGGCATATTCGGCCGCCGTAAGATAAACGAGTTGATACCGCGAGCCAAGCCCGGTCCAATCAGGATCATTGTTCCCTTGCGTATCAAGAAAAACTAAGTTGCCGACGAACGGCTCGTAAGTTCGCGAGTTAAGTGGATTAGCATCTTCCGCAATCACTGCCGTGATGATATCGACTCCATTTACATTGATGTCCACAAAAAGCCCCTGTGCTTGCTTATAATAAATAGCAATCTGGACGTTCTGCCCCGCGAGTACCACTTGAAGCTGCTGCGAAGGCACGGCTTGTATGGGTATCTGAAGCATTATTGTATTCCCAACTTTTGCATACCCGCAGATAGAACCGATTGATCCGGAGCTTGTGTAGCGGTGAGTCCGTTTTGAACTTGTGCAGCAGCATCCGGAGCTTGTGGGGTTTGAATCAGAGTCGCTTGCGTGAAAGTGGCAGAAACTGTACGAACTTCCTCTAATGAAATCTCGACAATAAGGAGAGTCATACCGCGCGATGCCGAGCGTCGATAATTGTAACGCTCCAAACTATAATTCGTATACGTGACTTCAGGAGTCACGACATTGTAAAGGTCTGTAGAATTGCAAGCGCTCTCGATAGCCGCAAGGAATTGCGTCCGGTCGGATTCATCTCCACTTAGAGCAAGGGTTACAACAGGATTGGCAGGCAACTGAACTTTATTGTAAGTGGCAAATCCGCCTTGTTCAACCGGAAATGTACTAATCTTGTTCTCTTTGTTGTACTCGACACTTACGGTCGATTGGACGGAATCCCCGCCGCCCGTAATTTGATTCGAGATGATCGATTCAATCGAGAGAGATCCAGAATTGTCGATACCGAGTAAGTTTCCGTTTTGATCGTAAATCCCCCATTGCGATTGAGCTTGGAGCGAGTTAATGAGAATGCTCGCAAGAGATCCGAGCCCAATTGAAATGATCGGACTCGCGATTGCCGCGCGTGGGAGCGGCGGAACGCCAGGGTATGCGGGGATGGCGGGGAACGGTATTAAAGGCATTTATTGCAACCCCGTGTTCGCTTGGCTCGTAAAGAGATAATCTTGCATAGCATCTCCGATGCCGGCTGCAATCCCTTTTGCGTCCGTTGCTTGTGTGACGATTTGCAGATTATCGACCTTCAAAGACACGCTTTTATCCGTGTTTCCCGCGCCCGTAGAGCCGCCAGCGCTCGCCACGGGAGTAGAAGCACCTTTGATGCCATCCAATACAGACATATCGATGCGGCCGGCCGGTAATTGAGTTGGAAGAAAATTTTTCATTCCCTTTGAATAATTCGATTCGGAATCGCTATAGTACCCTCCGGCCTTCAATGCCGCTGCATATTCGTCTGCATTTTTTGCGCTCTTAACTCCAGCATATCGCGGCGAATTTAGGAGTTGAGCGTAACGGTTTCCGAAAGCTTGAAGAGAATCAAATTTTTCGTAGTCTTGCCCGTGACCACCCGGAACATTGATTCCAGCAAGATTGTTCAATTCGCGAGATCCGCGATTTGTGAAATTCCCCGTTTCATGCGCAAATGCAGCATAAATCAAATCCGCAGATACCCCGGTTTGTTTTGATACTTGTTCTGCGATTACTCGTGCACGGGCAGCAAGACTTTCTTTACTCTCTCCATTTACAGTCGTTGCTCCCGGAGGGCCACCTGTAGCCTTTACGTATTTTGCTTTACTTTCATCCCCCAAATCCTTCAGTTTTTGAGCCCATGAGTCGGGAATTGCATCATGTAACTTAACAAGCCATCCAATTGTATCTTTGATAATATCTCGAAGTTCTTTAATGCCGGCGATTGCGTTCTTGATTCCGGGCTCCCACTCTCCCCAATCGATAAAACTTTTTCCACCGCGCTTCCAAACTTGATAATCCTGCCACAGAAGAGCAATAGCAGCTGCAAGTCCTAAAATAGCCGCAACCGTAAGATTAATTGGCACGGTTACAAGGGCAATCGCTGCGAGCCCGACTGCCATAACCTTCAAAAAATCCTTGATAAATTCGCCATGAGATTGCACCCAATCTCCGAACGTTTTTAAGAGAGCAAGCAATTTCTCCAGGGCAGGAGATGCTTGTTGCAAGAGACCGCGGCCGAATGCTGCGAACTCTTGCTTCAGTCCGATGATTGTCTTTTGAAGTTTGACGTCTTCTTCTGCCTGTCGTTTGGTTAGAACGGTCGATTCTTTTTGCCGAGCAAGAGTGAGTTCCAATTCCTTTCGGCCTTGCAGCAAAAGATTGAGCGTATCTTGATCGATACCAATCATGCGCCCGATGTTGTTCGCTTGCGTTCGATCCATTCCTTCGAACCGCGATGCAAGCTGAAGGAGAATGTTATCCACGGGGAGAGCTTTACCGTGGACATCAGAAAGCGCAATGCCGAGCGCGGAAAAGTATGGAATAAGCGAAGTCGTTCCCGTCACGCGCAATTCAGTTTGCGCGCGCGAGAGCATATCCATCGTCCCTTGAAGACCCTTCGCAGAGCCGCCCATTTGCTCTACAGCGTTCCCCCAAGCGGAGATGGTCTCGACGTTCAAACCAAGATTGCGGGAGAGCCTGTCGAGTGCTGCGCCCGACGCAATGCTATCCAAAACGAAGTGTTTTAGCGCAGCCGTACCGCCCAATACAGCAAGAAAGGCCGCAGCGGCTTTCGTGAGTGTATCGACGCCGCCCGCGGTTCGTTTAGAAGACTCTCCAATCTTCTTGACGCTCTTCTCAGTTCCTTCCGATTGCTTTTCGAGATCTTGAAGACGCTTAATCGCACTCTTGCTTTTCGCATCCATCTGCGATGCGTCGAGTCCGAGTGTGACTATTAAGCTATCTATGATGGTAGCCATTTTATTTGTTCGCTTCGTCTACTAAAATGATCTCAAGCAAGTCGTGCGCATCTTGTACCCCATAAACCGTGCTCAATTCATGAAGCGTTGCCAATCGTCTACTGACGATAATGGCGATTATCTTCGGGACATTCTTGTAACTCGCTCCGGCTTGCCCGCCATCGCGCCTTTTACCTTTGATATCAAGGGCTCGACGGCTTCGGAAAAATCCACGTGCAGCTTGAGTACCTGCCATTTCAGCTTAACGCGAGTTTGGATCTCTTCGATATCTTCCGGATCGTCCAACAACGGCCGGCGAACATGCGTCTTGCTTGCGTCCGGAACGTATTGAACCTGTGCCATTAATTCAGCAAGCAAGCCTTTTAGGATGATTGGAGAGATTTGCGCGAGCTTCTTTAAACCAATCTCTGCGAGTCCTGCCATGCCTAACTCCAGGGCACCATCCGGAAGATCAACATTGGCTTGCATGAGCGCAAGAATTGCTCTCATGGCCCAATCTTCACCCTGCATTGCTGACATTTCGGTAAGGAGAAACATCTTCCCCTTATCACGGCCATCTTCTGCGCTCCATAGCGATGTTTTACGCCCGCTCATACTGTGCCAACTCATCTTTCCGACGAGCTAGAATCCCGTCATTGCTAACAAGCTGTCTGTTCTTGTGTTCATAGTGCCATGCAAGAATTTGCACGGGTACGGCGGCCGCTCCATGATGAAGCATTGTTGCAAGGGCGGTCACTCCTAGGTTGTAGGCGAAAGATGCGAGAGCGTCGAACTGATTTTGATTCGCCCACGGTGCGAGCTGATTTACATGCGGCTCGTAATCGGTCGCGAGATCGGCCTTTAAAAGACTGTCGGCTTCGACGATATCGATAGAGACGGGAATGCGCTCGCCCGGTCGTTGATCATGGCCATAACCCCACATCAGATGCCCATTATCGTTCTTTGGCTTTGGCGCAAAACCTTCGCGGCGTTTGATTGCTGCAATCCCGTCTTCGCTTATTATACGAGGCATTTTGTCTCCTGAGACTTGAAAAGCCTAGTATCTCGCTAGAGAACTAGGCCAGTCAAACCAGAACGATGCTACTTGCCCTAAGCGATTGTCGATTGGATATCCTGCCAAATAATCGTGTAATCCATCGCCTGTAAAACTTTGCCAGCATCGGCGATTGCCTTGTGATTCTGAAGCACGCCCCGAACGCATGAGAAAGCTTCCTGCGTTGAAGGCAGAGAGATGTTGCCCGTGATGTAATAAACATCGCGTGCGGCTTTCATTGCATCTGCAATCGCCTTGAATATCGCCTTGCTTGGCGAATCCGCCTGGAGTGCGAATGTCTGCCGAACGGGATTCGGAACGAAGCCGGCCGTCATGCGACCATCGACGCCCATCTGCACTTCAGCGAGTTCTTGATTGTCACTCTGCCATGCGCGCTCTGTTGAATAGCCCTGAAGCTGTACAGGAGCCGGGAAGAGACCCGCAACCGAGATCGTAACGACGCTATTTGCGCTTGTAATCGTGGTATCTGCCATTTATGTACCCTTCCCCTTAAAGGACGTCGATGCTTGCAACCTGGAACTTTTGGACCGCGCCGCCGTCTGCATACCAGAAATTGATAATCGGAGTTTGGCGAGCCGCGCGCGCCGTCGCGCCTGGATCGAGAATTTGCAAGAAGTATCCTTGATTCTGAATTTGTGTTGCAGCATCAACTCCGGCCGCAGCGTTCACTTCGGCAATCTGTGCCGACGAGAGAACAACGCCGGTACGAATCGATCCAAAGTTGAGACCGGCGTTAATCGGACCTTGAAGAGCCGAACGGACCAAACTGTAACCGGCAGGATTGTATGGCACAGCTCCGACTTGGGTAACGAGCGTCAAAAGAGCTGATTGAAATTGACTATTCAAATAGACTTGATCCGCAAAGGTATCGAGCCATTCAAATTCACCGGGCATCTGTCCGTTATAGAAGAAGATGAAGCCTTGATTTGCGGTCGCATAACTTCCGTAAAAGCTGTAACCGTTCGCAAGAAGATTTGCAGCCAATTGCTGATTGGCGCATGTCGGAACAAGCAAACCGGAAGTACGAAATGCACTCGTAACGCGCCCATTTTGCTGCGCGAAATTGATCGAAGCCGCCCATCCGAGAATGAACGCCGCGGTATTCATCAACGTTTGCGCCGTCGCAATCGATGGATCTCCACCAATCCAGGCAACACCGTTGTATTCCGCTACGAGAGCAAGCGCGCCAACGGAAGTATTGCCCGAAGGGGAAGCACTCGCTTCGGCCGAACTGTCCCATCCGATGTATGCGTAACGATTGGTTTGCGCAGCCGCCCAAACTTCAAAGAGTGTTTTTGTCGGACTACCGGGCTCAAAAAGCGTCGTAAAGAACGCCCAATTTTGAGTGAGTGCAATAACGTTTGCCATTGCGCTCGACGGAGTATCGGCATTCGCACCTTGCGAAAGAGTTGTTGCAGTGGCAGCCGTCAGAAGCAAACTCTCTGCAAGCGTACCGGTTGCGTCCGTTGCATACGAAAGAGTCGAAGCCGAACCGGTCGCGGTCTCAGTCACAACAAATGCGGAAAGAGTCGCGCTCCAAGTAACCGTGAAACCTGGAGTTATAAATGCTGCGGTAATGATCGTCGCGGCATTTGTGAAAGAGGACGCGCTTGAGAGATTGATACTCGAAGAAGTCTCAACTACTCCGCTGGAAGTTATCGAAAGCTCACCGG